GTAAAGTTTTTCCACACTGGACTATTTGTCAGTCCAGCGCGTTTTGCATCTTCAAGGCTGAAAGATTCAGTCCAAGTGTCTCCGTTGTCGGCTCTTTTACCGTGTAGAATGCAGATAGTATCGTCGCTTTTGCGATCGCGAGTGATGCTGTGATGCTGAGCTCGAATCAACGAGTTCATCATGCGAGCTGACATCTCGACCTTGCCTTTCACGTAGTAAAGACCTCCGCCTAAAGCTTGGCGAGGATCAACGTTTAAAGACTTAGCTGTTTCGACTATTGCGAATATTCCTTCCGCGCCCATCTTGGCGTAGTGAGGTGTTTTCATCAGCATTTGGCAAAGCTGCTGTGTATTTTGCAACTCTGTCATTACCGATGATGGTGTACTTTTCATAACTTCGTTATTCATGTGGTTTTCTCCTATTGTGTAGCTGTGGCTTGCGCTCTACTGAGGGCAACACCGAGGTTAAACAAGTGATCTGAAAATTCAGGGGTCCTTTTCTTAAGAATCGGTTGTCCCGCAGGCAGCTTCAAATCAAACTGACCGCAAATTTCGTCTAAACAATCTTCTAATTTGGCAACATCGCCAGTCACATAGACCGCTTCAATAACTCCAGTCAAAAAGTCACGAACACTGTCTAAATCTGGGATATCGTCTTCATGAACCCAGCCGTAATCGGCTGGTGATTCAGGTTCTGGGTCTGGATCGTACCAAGAATCCGGGGGTCCGTAATCGCAATACGCCATGACTACCTCCATACCGTTGAGTGTTTTAGAATCTCAACACGGTAGGAACCGCGAAACGCCATGCTTGTTTTAATTTCGATTGGAATAAAACGGGTTTTTTGCTCAAGATCGCGAATTTCTTCAGCAGATATTGAGTCCATCTGGCAAACTAAATCAAAATAAATATTATCTTGATCGGCACCTTTAAAAATGAAGTGACAGCTAGGGGCTTCATACCGTGCAACGGACTGAGCCTCTTTAACTTCTTGATCGATTAGCTTGAGGATTCTCGCGCTTATCATGTGGTTTTCTCCTTCGTGTAGCAAGTTCTTAGCTCATGATGCATGATATTACCTATTCCGAGGTAAGCTACAGTGGCACCTATCGCTTTATGTACATATCTTACACTGGAGTGATATTTCCGGTCAAGTGGAATTACCTTTTTTTTTCATAGCGTCAAAATTCCGGTTAAGATATTTTGGAATAATAAACTTTAAGATCACACAAAAGGATACACTACAGTGGAACTTGACTACTACCTGTTTAAGAGCAAAAGGACTCAGAAGGAATTCGCGGAAAAGATAGACATGTTGCCGCATTCACTATCATTTATCGTGAATGGGAAGAAAGCTCCGAATTTGTATCACGCAATGCAAATTCATTATGAGAGCGGCGGTAAGGTTACACTCTTTGACCTTTTAAAGCCAGATGAAAAGGAAAAACTTGATAAAAAATATGGCATCTTAAAGAAGGAATGTGTATACAGGAAAGACATGCCAACTGAGGAAGATAATGCCTCAGGATAAAAAAGACGAGGGTCTCCCCAAACCACTAGTTCGACCCTCTGGGCTACACGCAGGAGAACTCCCCCTTTATAAGGGGCGTTCTGCTGTGAGATGTACTGAATTTAACATAGGTAACACTTTCAAGCTACACATTTCTCGTAAAAATGTGAGGCTAAATAAAATAGGCTCTTACACAAAGACCAAAAATTGAAACCTTTAGCAATGAATCATAAAAAAAAGAAAAACCTCGTCTATGACTCACAGACAAAAGGGATGCTTCCTGTTATGACGCACAACAAAAAAGGAAATTTTCTGTTATGACTCGGCTACATTATATCAGGTCTATCTTTTTCCGCCACACTTTTTTAGACAAAGAGTGTTCAAGTCCCTACACCCCAGTGTATGCGGACCTCTACGTAAATTTAAACTCAGGTATCACGAAATGAATAAACAAGGATTCTTCCTGCCATACGACCTTATTGAAAAAATTGGGTGCACCGCCGCTATGAAACTAGCAATGTTTCACTATCAAAAAACCCCCATGGGGAGACACACACTATCAAAGCTCATCCGAGAAGGATATCTCCTCAAAGGAGAAGAACGAGTGACTATCGCTCCTCACGTGATAGAACTTTTCGCCCAAGGTAAGGAGTAAAAAGATGACTAGAGACACACTCTTTTGGCTCTACGCTGACAACTATCGGACGTACAACGTACACGTCGCAAGAAAACTGGGATCTATATACGCGGCGATACTCCTATCCGAGATCGCCAGCAGGTATAAATACCACAAAGAAAAACATGAATTGGAAATTGACTCTGAAGGCAACGGCTGGTTCTACTTTACTCAGGAAGAGATAGAGCGACGAACCACCATGAGTCGTAAGCAACAAGATACAGCATTAGAAATTTTGGTGTCAAAGGGATTGATCGAAAAAAAAGTGATGGGTCTTCCAGCTAAACGATTCTTCAGATTGAAAGCTGACGAAATCAATAAGTTTTTTGAAGAAGAAAGCGAGGGTGATGACCAAACAGGGGTACAAACTAGTTTGTCCAAAACGGACAAACTGGATTGTCCGAAAGGTACAAACTGGTCTGACCAAAAAGGGCAAACTGCTCATATATATAAAGAACCTAAAGAAGAACCTCATAAAGTATCTATATCGGCTGGCGCCGAAAGAGAGAGAGAGAGGTTGGTTTTACCCCCCATTGGTCTTAAAAAGACCTACGGCGAGCTGAATCTTGTCAAACTCAAGGACGAAGAGCACGCGAAGCTCATTGAGAGGTTCGGCGCTGACCAAACCAAAGTGCTCATCGACAGGCTCGACCTCTATCTCGGACAGAAAGGCGACAAGTACAAGAGCCACTACGCAACAATTCTTGCGTGGATCGAGCGCGACAAGAGCGACGCCAAGAAAGACGAAGCCTCACCAGTAGCTAAACACCGTCAGGGATCAAAGCTTGCCTTCGAGAAGGAAAAAGACACGTGGAAGCCACCAGCTCCAGAGAAGAAAGTCTACACCGATGAGGAGAAAGAGAAGCTCTTCAAAGAATACGGAGTCCGTTTATGAGCTGGGAAGACTTCTGCAAGCTAAACAACGTCGGCGTACGCTTCCAGAACGCGCAGATAGGACGAGCAGAAAAGCTGCCTAATGAAATCGTCACCAGTGGACTTGCTTGGTGTCAAAAGCCGCATAGCCTCGTATTGCATGGACCGGCAGGAAGAGGGAAAACATACCTGACTCACTGCCTCATAAGAGAAGCTATCCGTCGTTTCGGTCTATGTGCCGTCCGGTGGATAAAGTCCAAAGCTTTAGACGACAGGATCTTAAAAGATTTCAACCAATACGGAGACTCGAGCTACCTGATAAAAACTTTCATTGAAGTACCAATTTTGTTTATAGACGACTTCGGTGTTGATAGGTCCTCTGAAAGAACGGAAAGAGACTATTACGAGCTGATTGATGCTAGATGGGAGAACATGAGCCCAACCGTGATTACTACGAACTTGACGCCCGAGTTGCTAGAAGAAAAGTATGGTTCGAGGATTTTTTCACGGCTAAAAGATTCTAAATGGATCAGCTTTAACGGATTACCAGATTTAAGAGGAGAAAATATATGCCACTAATAGTTTTGCAGGAAGCAATAGAGCAGGTGTACGGAAACTTGGACAGATTTGATTTCGGAGAGATGCTACGTGTCTCGAGGGAAGCGATAGGACTTAAACAATTTAAAGCGTCTGAATTCTTGGGGATTGCTCCCGCTCGGCTCAAGAACTTGGAGACCGGATACTTTCGGTCAATGCCAAGTGAAGCTGAGATGCAAGCGATATCAAGGCTTTACGATATTCAATACGGCATCGTCCACGAGAAGGCAAAGTCTCATGTCGACGAACATACAAAAGCTAAAAAGGTAAGGATGCATGATGAGTAAGACATGTAACATCTGCTACGAGGAGAAGCCTCTTGAGCAATTTTACATACAAAAGGGTAAACCGATGTGTCGATGCAAGGATTGTCAGCGAATGTATGCTCGCAAGTGGCATCAACTTAACAAGTTAAAGATGATGGAAACTCGGGCTAAGTTTCACAATTCAAGATACAGAACTAAAAAAATGGCAGAAAAACAGGCGATGGAGTTCAAAAGTGCAAGCACAAGAACCGAGGAGACCTGATGAAATCATTGACGATGAGATGTTCGAAAGAGAGTTCGATCGAATGCTTCGGGAGTTTCTCTTGCCAAGAGAATACGCGGTCCTCCAGCTCAGGTTCTGGGAAGAGCTTACTCTTCGAGAAGCCGGTAAAAGACTTGGGATTTCTCAAGAGAGGATCAGGCAAATTGAGCTCAAAGCCCTTCGCAAAATGCGGCATCCAAGCCGGGTTAAGGAGCTTATGAAACTAGGCGGCTTAGTAGATCAAGTGAGGAGATGGTGGAATGGTGAGTCAACAGAAAAGACTTTTAATTCACCTATGGAATTCCCCCATGATGACAATCAAGTTGTTCTTACTAAACGACCTAACGTTACAGAAATTGACCCAGATGGACCGGTTCCGGACTTCGTAGTGATCGAAAGATGGGACTCAGAAAGCCCGCCATACTTGGCGATTAGGGTCGGTGAGCTTGGGAAGTTTCCTCCATTGACGATGGACCAGTACAACAAATGGCTTAAAGAAGCTTTAGAGAGAGAGCAAGATGCACTTGGTTATTCAAAGTAAGCCGCAAGCGCAAGCGAGGCATAGACACCGATTTCAAGGTGGGCGCGTTATAACGTTTGATCCCGATAGTCGCGATAAAAAAGCGTGCCAATCCCTGGTCGTTTCGCAAATGCGTCTAAAACGCACAGAAATGCTCCCAGAAACGCCGATCGCGATGGAGTTGATAAACTATACCAAGATACCCGAATCGTGGTCTAAACGGCGTCAAAATGAGGCGGAAGGCAAACCGTGTATTGTGCGTCCTGATTTGGATAACTACATTAAGTTTTACGGCGATGTATTGAATGGCATCGCGTTTCATGACGATCGGCAGATAACATCGATCTGGTCAGAGAAACTTTATTCTGGTAATCCTAGAGTAGAGATAATTTTAAAACCTTATGGGGTCAATATGATTAGTGAACATGCGATAACCATAAAGGGCGAAATCAACTTAGAAGACTTAAATTACATGGTTAAAAAAGCAAATCGCCTTGGCATGCAAAACAGACAGATAGTGCGAGTCTACTCGCAAGAAGACGACGAAGGAAGACACATTTATTTCGAAGCCGAGGCAATAAAAAGCTATGCAGACGCTGAGTAATATGATGACTGAGTATCGATTTGAGCTTCCTTTTCGACCAAATGACAACGTTGTTCTCTTGGTCAGCAATGGGAAGATGGCAGGAATTGCAGCACCTAGCGAGAAATATGCGAGAAGCCACGCCGACAAAATACACGAGCTTATGATTTTGGTTATGAAACAACCAAACACAAAGTCAGGTGTCTGGATTTTCCGGATAAGTGACAACTGGAAGACCGTATACGGAGAGCTGATCGCAACAAAGGAGGAAAAGTGAAGTACCAATTAACCATCGAAGGCGACTTTTACGAAGATTGGGAAGAGCTCAAGCAGTTTGTCCATGCAAGAGACGCTATCTCGGCTATGTGGGAAGCCCGGCAGAAACTAAGAACTCAGCTTAAACATGGTGACTTTGAAGATGAAAAGGTCATTAGATTTTTAGAGGAATTACAAGATTTATTATACGTTGCAGCATTGGAGGATTAATGAACAAACATTTAGAGATTGCATATCAACACTTGGTTAATGGACTCAATACATTTGAAGTCAATTCGCCTCAATGGAAGTTTTGCCTAACATCGTTGATTGGCTATGGCGGTATGGTACACGAACTTACCGTATCGGACGATGACGACGACGGCGAGTGCGATCTATGCGCGAGGTGCCAATGCAGTTCATGACATGCACGACATGTCAACGCGTTGTCCAGCTTAACAACACTGGAATTTGTTTGGGATGCCAACGAGGTTTCCCAAACATGGATGCCGAAGACGTGTACAAGCCGCCTGTAAAAACAGATAAAGAGCTTGAAATTGAGAAACTTAAAACAAGAGAAAAGGAGTTGGAAGATGCCATTAACAAAGGGTTACAGCAAGAAGACAATCAGCAAGAACATAAAGAAGGAAATGGAGAGCGGCAAGCCTCAGAAGCAAGCAGTGGCAATCGCACTCAACGTCGCAAAAGACGCCAAAAAGAAGGCTAAGAAAAAATAAAGGAGAAAACATGAGCATTGAATGCATGAAATACAAGCCGGTAAACAAAGGCGTTCTGCTTGGATATGCCGATATTTACGTACCAAAGATGGGACTTGAAATCTACGGATGCTCCTTCTTTCAAAAAGATGGTCGCCGTTGGATAAACTTTCCCTCGAAGGAATACAAAAATGATCTTGGCGAGACCAAGTACGCTTCGATCGTGAGATTCCGCGAGGCAAGCCATATGGAAGCTTTTACCGAAGCATGTAAAAAAGCCATTGAGAAAAAGTGCGCAGAAACACAACCGGTACAGCAAAGCCATGAAGAAGAGGAACTCCCTTTCTGATGGATAATGAAAGAATGAGGGCATTAGCGCATATGGAACAAGACAGCTTAGCTTTAGGATGTGGCGAATGGTGTGCAAACCTTTATGACTCCTCCGGCAATGTCGTTCTTTGCGCTTGTGGAGCTCCAGCAGGTTGCGCAGTTATGGGAAAACACTCGATGTTAGCGTGGTGCGAAAAATGCTCACCAGTTGAAAAGCACGAAGCAAAGATGGTTTATAAGCCGCCTTTAGAAATAGATAATTATATTAAAGACAATTGGATTATTAATCTTGAAGAAACAAAAGAAAACATTGGAACAACTGATTAATGAGTTCTTAGATGTATGGGATTGCAAACAACAAATAGCGTTTTTGCGAGACATCATACCTTTATTTGAGCTCTACGACGTTGAAGACGAAGACGATTGGGTCAAAAATGCTGTCGGCGAAGAGGATGAAAGAAACGTACGATTGGTTCGTACAGTTTATTTAATTTCAAGAATTGCCGAGTTCCACGCTGGTAAGCTTTGCTCAATCAAGATGAACTTTAAGGATCTATGGCAAAAAATGGAAAAGCAAAATATCGAATCGAATAAGGCATGACTAAGAAGAAGTATTACAAAAAGAACCATAGGGATTGTCCATGCTGTGGATGGCAAGGTCACGTTAGGTTGAATACTAGAAAATGGTTAGGACATAAGAATGGAATGGATCAATAGAGAGACTGAATTTCCTGATTGCGATTGGATTCTTTGTTGCGCTGGAGACAAGGTTTTTATCTGCGAATTAGTGGAAAGCAAGTGGGGGAACCGTTATCACTCGACTGATTGGGGGCATGGAGAATTTCAGGATATGCCCGAGTGGACTCATTGGATGCCTCTTCCCAAACCATACAAGGAAAAACCATGCGATGGTTCATAGCGGATACACACTTCAATCATGCTAATGTCATAGTTTATGATAAGCGACCTTTTAAAGATGTAATTGAGATGGAGAACGAAATTGTACGTAGATGGAATTCAAGTATTAAACATGACGATGTCGTGTATCACCTTGGTGATTTTGCTTTCGGTTCTATCCAATTACAACATGAAATACTTAGCAAGCTCAACGGACAAAAAATACTCATCAGGGGAAATCACGATGGATCTGAGAATAGGTGTAAAAAGTCGGGTTGGCATTTCGTCTGTGACGGAATTCTCTTGGCTATTGGTGGATTTACTGTTTGCCTTAGTCATGATCCTTCTGTGGTTCCTAAGGATTTTATGCTTTTGCATGGTCACACTCATAAGCATTCCGATAGACCTAACGGTATTTGCGTCTCTTGCAATTTGTGGAATTATAGCCCAGTCAGTGAAAAAACTATTATCAACAAACTCAAAGGAGTAAAAAATGATTTATGCAGTTAAATTCGTATACAATGATGGAAAAGATCTTCTCTGCAATGTAGCAGAAGAAAATATCGGTCTTTTCTTTGCCAATATTAATCAAAAACAAGTGTTTTATGATGAAAAGAATAATGTTGGATTCTGGACCGATATAAGTACGGTTCGTTATATAGAATTAAGAAAAATAGAAGACAAGGGGGATCAAAATGCTAAGCCAGAGGCAGAAGCAGGCTCTAACGCAATACCAATTGATCAGGGAATCCCTGAATCGCCAGCGGTCTAAGCTTGACGATCAGGAAAACGAGGCTTTTAAAGCCCTAATCGAACAGCTTAAAGATGACGAAAGCCCGCCTACAGAAAAAACACTAGGCGAAACGCTCAAAGGGTTGTTCTATTCAGGCAAAGGCAAAACGAAGTTTTGCTTTACTCGGAGTGCAACGCCCGAGCGTGATTGCGGCATACCGTAAGGTTTTGCGACCAATGCCGCGCTTTTTAACGCCCAAACCACATTAGGGCATAACGCTACAAGCAGGATTAAAATGAGTAAAGAACTTACTATAATTCTTAAAGATACGGAAAGAACGTATCGCCAAAAGTTCCTCGTCTACGAGGATATCCAGTTGATCCCAGAAGATCCAACGATTGTTTCATGTATTGAACAAGCTCGAAAAAACTTTAATGGTGAACCGGAAGATATTCAAATCCGAGTTCTCCTAGTGGTGAGGTGATTATGGCGGAAGGCAAACCGGGAAGAGCAAAGCTTCAAGTAGATTGGGATATTGTAGACGTCCATCTTGAGGCTCACTGTACTGGCACTCAAATAGCCGGAGTGCTAGGAATGTGCGCTGAAACGCTATACATTCGTTGTCGAGAAGACAAGGGTATGACGTTTGAGGAGTACATGTACTCGAAAAGAGACAAAGGGAAGGCACATGTCAAACACAAGCAGTACGAGGAAGCTCTCAAGGGAGACCGCGGAATGCTTGTATGGCTTGGCAAAAACTGGCTAGACCAAAAAGATAATCACGACGTGAATGTGACAGGCTCAATGAGCGTTGCGGTTGTAAATTATGGCGACGATCCAGAACCAAAGCCATATGAAAACGATCAGGAAGAGGAAAAATAATGAGTGGTGAATGTGACATGTGTGGCGAGCACACGCTTGATTGCGAGTGCAATAAAGAAAGTGTGACTTGTAGTCCAACGGAACTTCGGGATAAATGTAATAACATTAATCATTTGCTAACGTGTCTTTTGATTATTCTTCAGGGAGACGAATATAGAGCCTATAATGGATCTCCACATCTAACTTTAATTTTAGATATTCATGAAAAAGTCAAAGAGATCGAAGAAAAACTGAGGCGTATTTAATGGTTGATCTTGTCATCCCAAACTTTAAGCCGCGTCCATACCAGTTGCCATTTCTAAAGGCGATGGATAATGGATGCAAGAGAGCTGTACTTGTGTGGCATCGGCGAGCTGGCAAGGAAATTGCATGCTGGAACTACATGATTAAGCAAGCTTTTTGGCATAGAAAAGGGACTTACGTTTATTTCTTTCCTACTTCTACCCTAGGAAGAAGAATTCTTTGGGATGGAGCCAACAAAGACGGCAAGAGATTCATCGATTATATCCCAAAAGAGATAATTGATGGTCAGCCTAATAGTGTTGAGATGAAAATAAAGCTTAAAAACGGATCAATTATCCAAATTATGGGTTCTGATCAGATAATCAACGTCGGTATTAACCCTGTTGGTTGCGTTTTCTCTGAATTTTCACTCCAAGATCCAAAAACGTGGGCATTTACCAGACCTATCTTGAGAGAAAACGGTGGGTGGGCAATCTTTAACTTTACACCAAGAGGTAAGAATCACGCCTATGACCTTTATCTTATGGGAAAAAACAATAAAGACTGGTTTGTTTCAAAGCTTGGCGTTGATGATACCAATGTCCTAACTCCTGAGGACATTGACGCGGAACGAAACGAAGGGATGTCAGAGCATCTTATTCAGCAAGAGTACTATTGCTCGTTCGATCAAGGTGTCGAGGGTGCGTACTACGCTAAACTATTGAACCGTGCCGAATTAGATGGAAGAATTACTTGTGTTCCAGCAGACCCACACGCTGCCGTAAATACTTACTGGGATTTAGGTGTGGGAGACGAAACAGTCATACTCTTCGCACAAAATTGCGGACAAGAAATACATTTAATTGATATGTATCGTAATCAAGGTGAAGGATTGAACCACTATGCAAGAATTCTTAAGGAAAAAGCTTCCGCAAATGACTGGAATTATGGTGAGCATTTTGCTCCTCACGACATTCAAGTTAGAGAGCTTGGATCAGGAGCTCAAACTCGATTAGATATTGCGCGGGATCTTGGTATTAAGTTCTTAATAGTGCCGAATTTACCTATAGGTGAAGGGATAGAATTAGCTCGTGGTATTTTCCATAGACTGTGGATAGACTCAAAAAACTGCAATTATTTTATTAAAGCAGCGGAAAATTACCATAAGCATTACAACGAAAAGCTTAACGTTTACAGTGAACGACCTGTACATGATTGGTCATCTCATACTATGGACGCCTTTAGATATATGGCGATCATGGTGAACAAGAGAAGATCAGCTGGAATGACGGAAGCTGAAGCGGAAAGATTGCAAAGGCAATACCAATTTAGGTATTAAGTTGCAAATGAAATGTTTTTTAGATACTGTTTTAGAAAAAGGAATATATCATGAAAAAGAAGGCAGCTCCAGCCAAAAAAGCCAAGAAATCTATGGCATCTGGTCTTAAAAAAGCAGATAAAATGGATTACGGCAAAGTAAAGTCTCAAAAAGGCTTAAAAAATATTAAAGAGCCATGCTAAATGGCGAATAAGTAATAGATAAGAAAACCCTCAAACCACAATAGGGTTACATGGCTACACGCGGGGCAGTGACTGATCATCACGTTCGTTGCCGAATCAACGGCTCCGCACTTTTCTCATTCGGGAGAAATATAAAACCGAGTGCAGGGGTGCGATGTCACGAGATTTGGCGATTGTCAATGAATACAATGACTTCTACGAAGAAGCATATTACGCTTGGAACCCATTTTATCCACTAGCGGATAGAGACTTACGTTTCTATTTAGGGGATCAATGGGACGCGAAAGAGCGTCAAAAACTCTTTCAAGAAGGGCGTAATGCGTTCGTCTTCAATAGAGCTCGCCGTAATATCAACATGGTTACGGGCTATCAGCGGCAACACCGTCTGAGTAGCGTCGTTTCGCCCGTTGAAAATTCCGATCAGGAAACCGCTGATCAACTCACCCAACTACTTCTTTATGTGATGCAATCATCAGATGGCTATCGCGTCATCTCGGATTGCTTTGGTGGTGCCTGCAAAACCGGCTGGAATTTGATGACTCTGTACATGGATTACAGAGACGACCCAATCAATGGAGACATCAAGTTTGGCAGAGAGCCATATTCCGGTTTTATCACAGATCCCTATTTTACAAATTTAGACTTCTCGGACTGTTCCTACATCATACGCAGAAAATACCTATCGGTTGATCAAGCAGCATCAATGTTGCCGGGAATGGAAAAGGAAGTATTTAAGGTTCATGGCTTTGGGTGGTCAAGAGACGATAAGTTCACGTGGCTTCCCTACCAACAGCAACCAAACGGTCAAGACCTAATCGCATTCAACGAATTCTATCGTCAAAAGTGGAAAAACGTTCCCACTTTAGTAGACATGGAGACGGGAGAGTTCCTTGAATGGGATGGAGACCAAGATCGCCTTGAGCTTTTCAGAAGCATGTATCCCAATATGGAAGTGATCAAGCGTCCAAAACGCTACATCGAAAAGCATATCATTCTCAATGACCAATATATGAAGACAGAGGTCAATCCATATGGGCTTGACGAGTACCCATTTGTGCCTTTTGTGGGTTATTTCGAGCCAGAATCTGACTTTTGGGAATTGAAAGTCCAATCATTGATGAGATGCCAAATCGATCCGCAAAAAGAGGCAAACCGCCGCAGATCTCAGATGATCGATATTTTCGACTCACAAATCAACTCAGGATACATTGCCGATGAAGACTCTGTCATCAATCCTCGCTCACTCTTTCAAACTTCCCAAGGAAAAGTCATCTGGAGAAAAAAAGACGCTAAACCCGGAGCCGTCGAAAAGATCCCACCCGGACAAGTGCCACCCTCAATGTTCCAACTGCAAGAGCTGTTCGACCGAGACATGCAAGAAATCCTCGGAATCAATGACGCCGCATTCGGAATAGCCGACTCAGGTAATGAGTCTGGAATCATGATGATGCTTCGTCAGGGAGCCACGATCACCAATCTGCAAGACGTCTTTGACAATCTTCGATTCTCGCAAAGAGCCGTTAGCAAAAAAGTTCTTAAATTGATCCAGACATGGACTCCACAAAAGATTGAAAGAATTATTCGTCAAAAGCCTACACAGCAGTTCTACGACAAGGAATTTACAAAATACGATGTCGCTGTACAAGAAGGAATGTTGACCGATACACAAAAACAAATCTACTTCAGACAGCTTGTGGATTTAAAACAGCTTACCGATGCGCCTTCACAAGGACCTATCACAGCGGAAATGCTTGTAGAAGCTGCTCCAATTCAAGGAAAAACAACCCTTCAGAAGCAAATTTCACAAAACGAACAATCTCGCATGGAAGCTGCTCAGAAACAGGCTCAAGCCCAACAAAGCATGCTCAAGATGCAAGAACAAGCTGTCACAGCCAAAGCAATATCCGATATTGCGTTGTCAAAGGAAAGATTCACAAGATCAGTTGCAAATATGGGTCTGGAAGACGAAAGAGCTGCAAGAGCCGTTCAAGACAGATCACAAGCTGCTCTCAACAACGTGAAAGCAGCTGCGGAAATACAGGGAATGACACAAGACCAGTTATTGAAGTCATTCCAAATCGTCAAGCTTATGGAAGAGCTAGCACATGCAAAAGAAGAGCAGGTGAAAGAAGACGATGTAAACATTTCTGCAAGAGCGGAACAAGCAGCAATGCCGCAAATGCAGGAAATCCCCGGGGGTCAACAGATCCTTGGGAAACCAATGAACAATATGTCGGAGGTGCCAAATGGCTAAAAAAAGTATGCCGAAAGGAATGCCCTACGCTGCCAGAGATGGTAACGAGAAATTCCGCGGGAAAATGTCTGGTCGTATGGCTGAAGTAATGGGACATGCAAGTCCTGTCTACAGCATCGACACGAATGCCGAAGCTTACGATATGGGACGCGTAAAACCTATGAAACAAGGTTCTCGTGGATACCCTGAGCAAGCTTGGGAATATCAATACTAGGGTAGGTAAAAAATGAAGCAAGAGACTGGGGAAACCCGCAACGCAATAATGGAAGACGTGCAAAAGCGCCTAGAGCAGATCTTAGCTGCCAATAAGAATCGCAAAGAGCCTTATTGGGTCGTTCTGTTTGCAAAGCCGTTCAAAGGATGCGTGGAAGGGAAGCCCACACTTGTTCAACACGTCAAAGCTTACCCTAACCGACCTGCATCGCAAGTCGGGATGATCACTGGGAAAGTTGACAACTCAACGGGACAAATCCAATGGGAAGTCAATATGCCTCAGAGACCATTTGACTTTGACGCGCTCCAGTTGTTTGGAGCAAAGCCCTGTAATGAAGTGGTCACAGAAACCACGACTATTCCGGGAGCTTACGTAACACAATAGTGCCGCCGGCATTGGCTAAACCACCCCAGTAATGGGAGCCAAATCGGGCGTAAACCTTAAGGAGCTACACGCGATGAGCGAAGACCAACACGTTTCGGGCGAACAAGTATCGAGTGCCGCCGACTCGGTTGCAGTTGCAACTAATGACTCAGCTGGAAGCCAGCAACAGGAACAGTATGTTCCTCTTTCTGCGCTTCAACAGGAACGAGCACAACGGCAACAGCAGCAAGAAGAACTTCGGATGATCAAAGATCATCTTGCTCTACTTCAATCTAACCAGATGCGTCAACAGGCACAAGCCCAAGACGAGAAAGGGAAGATGTCAAAGGATGACGTTATTACTTATGGAGACCTTGAGCAGGTCTTAGAAAGGAAAGAACGTCAATTCAAGATGACAATTGAAGAGATGAGGATGGTTCAACAGTATCCAGATTATCAAGAAGTCGTAACCAAGTATTTACCCGAAGTTTTGAAAAACAACCCAGCACTTCGCAATACCTTGGAGCAGTCTCAGGACTTCAACCTTGCTTATTACCTAGCGAAAAACTCCGAATCTTACAAGTCATCCGCGAAGACGCAGCAGCGCAATGCTGATGCAGAGCGAATGGTTAAGAATGCAAACCAATCTGGTTCGCTATCGGCTATTGGCGGGACTTCTCCCATCAATAACGCTAAGAGATACAAGGAGATGAGTGATGCGGACTTCAAAAAGGAAATGGCGAAAAACCTGGGATACACCTAAGAGGAATTAAAACATGACTATTACAACAACTAGCGTGTTGCCTCCAGCTGTACGGGAGTACTATGACAGACTGTTATTGATGACTGCTTATCCACAGCTCATCCATACAAAGTTTGCTCAGAAACGTGTACTCCCCGAAAAGAATGGCGACACCATTGTCTTCCGTAGGTATTCCCGTCTTGCGACAGTACCTATCCCATTAGTTGACGGCGTAACGCCCCCGGGCGCACCGCTTTCGGCGACAGACATCAAAGCACAAGTTTCCTTCTATGGTAACTTTGTGACGATCACCAACCAAGTCGAGCTAACTGTTGAGGACAGAGTCCTTAACGAAAGTGCACGCCTCTTGGCTCAAAACATGGCTCAGACCATGGACGAGGTCACAAGAGACGTTCTTGCTTCGACAAGCTCCGTTCTGCAATGCAGCAATGGAGTTAACGGAAACACCCCGACGGAACTCACAAAAGCCGATATCGATGCAGCAGTAAAAACGTTGCTAGGTAACGATGCCGAAATGATTTCTGAAGTGGTCACAGGGGCTAATTTGTTCGCGACAGCTCCGGTCAGACCGGCTTTTTGGGGCTACATCGACACAGATTTGCTTGATGACCTTGAGTCTGTAGCAAACTTCTTGCATTCCGCTAACTACCCTAACCAGCAAACCGTTTTGGATGCTGAGTGGGGAGCTACTGGAAACGTAAGATGGCTGTACACATCAGTAGGTAGCGTATCTAGCGCAACTCCTGCTGTTTACAACAACTTCATCATCGGAAAAGAAGCTTATGCAGTCGTTCATCTCCGTAGCGAGACTGGCGAATTCTACATTGAGCCGCTTGGTTCTGCTGGTGCAGCTGACCCATTACATCAACGTGGTTCTGTCGGCTGGCAGCATCCGTTTGTAAGCCGAATCCTTAACGATTCGTTCATGATTAACTTAATGGCAACCCACTCATAAGGAGATGAAATTATGGCACAGATGAAAACATATAGTTTCACTAGCGCTGCATCTCCTGCAAACGTCGATATTGACGTTGGCTTTGATGTTGCATTTGTTGAACTCATTAACGAAACAGGACAAGGGTCATCCGCGAACCCGGGCGTTGTAAAACGCGCTCGCTGGAGTGATACAATGGCTAACGCAGAAGCTGCCTTGGTGAAAAACACCGATGGTGCTGCTACTGATACTAGCTCATTCGTTACTTCTAACGGATTCTCCATGATCTCTGACTCTGCAACTTATGGCTCTGCCATAAGCGCTTTCACCAACGCAAACCCTGCGGTTATTACCGTATCGGACGCGGCTGGTGCTGGTTTTGCTGTCGGAGACACAGTACAAATCGCAGAAATGGCGTACAGCGGTGCAGGTGCAAACCCGAACCAACAGTACGTAATTGCTTCGATCAGCGGTAACGCAATTACCACAACTGAAGACTCTTCCGCTTATGGAGTAAGAGTTTCCGGCGGTAATTTGTTCCGCGTATCGGATGTCGATGGAAAACCAGTTGCGATTGTCAACAGAGCACAAAGAAAACTCAGAATTGGCACAGGCTTACAAGCCGCTTCTTCTGTAATTCACGTGATTATCTGGGGCAAAAACAGCGTAGTTTAATTGATTGGGTGGGGACTATTTGTCCCCATCCTTAACTTAAGGAGATAAGAATGAGCAGAGTAAAAGATGCAGAACGCGATAAGGACACAGCCTTCATTGCAGCACTCCCCATCGTAGGAAAACAGCCTTCTTCAGAGAAAGAAGAGAAATACCTAAGAGAGGTTTGCGAGTATGAGTTTTACAACTTAGAAGAGCCCGGTCTAGCAGTAAAGTTTCCCTATGGTTCAACACGAAATCAACACAATTTCACGTTCTACCACGGCGGAAAATACCGCGTACCTAGACACGTCGCTCGCCATGTCGAATCTTGTGCTACCCCGATTTGGGATTGGCGACCAGATGGAACAGGAAAAATGGCTAAGCAACGAGTAGGTGAAAAGTCAAGGTTTCAAATGCGCCACGTATTTTCAGAGTAAGAGGTAAAAGATGGCAACTTGGACTTTAGCAGAGATTAGAAACAAAGTTAGGCAAGTAACGGGAAGATACTCAGATGATGAGCTTTCTACTACTCAGCTTGATAATTACATTAACCAGTATTATCAGTTTACTTTTCCGGCTGAAGTTAAACTCGAAAGGCAATATCAGTATTACGAGTTTATTACTACTGCAAACCAAGCTTATTATGATCTGCCTACGAACTACACAAACCTAGTTCCTCCAGCAATCATCGATTGGCAAAGTCTGCTTTGGTACCAAGATCCCGGTTACTTTTATCAAAATAACCCTCTGCAAATACAGCAATCGATTCCTTGGACTGGAGACGGTGTAACCGTCGCATTCAATACGACAGCTCAAGGATTTCCCATTATGCCGGGCACTTTGGTGATTACGGATAACGTGGAATATTTTGAGGATACAAATAAAAACTGGACAACAGCAAACGTCAACATTGTTGGAACTCTCGGCGGAACATGCCAAGTGAACTACGATACAGGCGTAATCTCGGTGACGTTTAATACGGCTCCCGCGAATGGTCAAAACATCTACCTTACTACGGCTCTTTTCAATCCGGGAAGACCGCAAGCAGTACTGATGTTTAACAACCAGCTCCAGTTTTTCCCAGTACCGGACACGGCGTATCGATTCCAGTGCAAAGCCTATAAAGTTGTTGATCCTCTTGTAAATGCCACTGATCGTCCCCCTCTTGATGAGTGGGGACCTACTATTGCCTATGGTGCAGCAAGAAACATCATGGCAGATTTCGGCGAAAATGATGCCTACGCGGAGACAACCGCACTTTACAAAGAGCAAGTTGCTTACATCATGGTGCGCACCGAGCAAACCTTGCTAAACACGAGGAGTGCACCAGACTTTTAAATATGTATGTGGATGAAACTGGACAGTGCTGGTTCTTTGAGCCACAAAGTGGGGAATATGAAACCCGTCTTTGGAGGAAATTTATCAGCTATGACAATGAAAATCCCCAGTATTGGGAAGAGTTTGTAAAGAGAACAAAAGAATACATCGAAGCTGGTTACAAGAGAATTGGAGCAAAACTAATTATCGAGTTGATCAGATGGGATGATGAGTGTAGGAAAAACAAAATAACGGCTAACTTTTCAAATGATTTTCACGCTTATTACGCAAGGAAGTTTGTAAAAGCGTACCCCGAGCATAAGGGATTATTTGAATTGAGACCCATAAAGAGGACATAATATGGCATGGGATACACTTCAGCCAACAAACACCACTAAGATTCGAAATCTAGGGGTTGTGATACGTCCAAATTGGGCGGCAATTCAAACAGCGGATAGCACTTTCACGCCTGATGCGCTAAATTTCAAAAATAGAACGCCATCGGTTGTGCCTATCGATCCAGCAGCGATTGCAACTGCATACATTGCATATTGCAAAGAAGATGCGGCAGGTAACCCAGAATTATTTGGTATTTCTGCGGCGTCTGAAATCGTTCAGTTCACCAAAGCTGGAAGATTAGGCGTTGCAACTCAAGGTGTTAATGCTCTTAACTTCATTATGGATTCTACCTCCTTTACTTACGGTAAGAATCAAATGATTGTTGCTTCAGGAAGCTTTTCTGCTGCTGGAGCTTTGCTATCTGGCGTAAATATGTCCGCTGTATCCCATCCCGGAACCGGTAGCTATAACATAGCCGTAAATGCCGACGTCTTACTCAATAGCAACTATCAAGTGATCGTCACATGTTTCAATAATGGTGCTTTTGGAGACAGCGAAAGAGTAGCAAACTTGGTTACAAAAGGTGTCCCGTCCGCTGGTAACCCAACCAATATAGCAATTAAAATTAGAAGCGGTGGTGGTTCTTCCAACGATCAAAAATTTGACGTCATTGTAATAGGTGGTAGATGACATTGCAGCCGATGATCATAGCTCCTTTTCAAACTGGACTCGATACAGATATCGAGCCATGGATCGCTCCACCAGATTCGTTTGGTGAGGCAGTGAATGTCCATGTTCATCATGGATATGTCGAAAAAAGGGGTGGTTATCGCGTATTTGGTCAATTAAAGAAGACACAAACTGCCGTAAACATAGCAAATATTACCCAAGCAGCAAACGGCGTGGTCACTACAGCTGCAAACCACGGCTATTCGACTGGTGATTTAGTTTACATCGTCGGTGTAACCGGAATGACACAGGTCAACAATGAGATTTTCACAATCACTGTCACCGGATTAGCTACATTCGAATTGAATATTGATACTACGACATATGGTGCCTATGTAGCAGCTGGGACAGTAGCTAAAATCATCGATGATACTGATCGTGTCATGGGCATAGCCCGTTACTTGCAAAGCACTGGCGAACAATTAAGCTTAGCATTTAGCCAAACGAGGGCAAATCTATATGACAGTTCGACAACGGATTACTTGCCTCTTGATTCTGCGGCAATAATGAGCGGGGGAGAGTTTGATTATGTCTGGGCAACGAACTGGCAAAGCACGGATGTAGTCAACAGACTCTATTTTACCAACGGAAAAGCGTGGGATGGTGCTAATCTTGATGGCATTCGCTACTATGACAACTCAGGGACCGGGAATGTAACCACTGCATTTAGACCCGCATTAGGTGGCGGACGCACACTTTATGGAGGAAAACTCCTATTTGTTCTAAAACAACGACTTCTTGTCTTAGGAACATTCGAATTTGATGGAGCAACTTTAAGCGCACATCCACAAAGAGCGCGTTGGTGCCAAGCCCAAGGACCTTCAAACTGGGATGATCTTACTCCTGGAGGCGGTGGATTCGTAGATGCGCCAACAGGCGACCAAATCATCAGTGCTAGATCACTTTCTGATCAAATTATCGTGTTTTTCACCAATTCTGTGTGGACTTTGCGTCCTGTTGCAGATCCTGCACTGCCATTTCGTTGGGACAAAATCAATGATTTTAGAGCTTGCGATGGCAAAATGGCATCAATTGGCTACGATCGCTTTGTTATTGCGCTTGGAATTCGAGGAATTACCGCAACAGATGGGGTTGAAACACGCAGAATCGACACAAGAATCGCTGATTTTACGACAGATGAGATCAATGTTGATCACTTTCGTAAGGTATTTTGTGAAAGAAGCTATGCAAACCAACGGTGGTGGACTTTATATCCTCCGATCGAGGTGCAAGAAAACCAAGCAGCTTTAATATACGATGACGATTCAGCTGCATTCACTACATATGACATCGAAATGAATTGCCTAGGCTATGGGAATTTTGCCGAAGACTTTGGACTAGATGACTTTACATCGTCCAACGATCTTGATTGGACGCTCGATGACGCCGGAGAAAACACGCTACTTGATTTCTTTTGGCAGGACAACCAAGAAACTTTGCTCGGGGGGAACATAACGGGAACGGTCTTTGTTATGGAGACTGGAGCGAGTGACGATGGGGAAAACATTGAAACTGCGCTTGTTTCCGCTGCATGGAACCCATTTAAAGAGCAAGGCGCATGCGCTCAAATGAGTTACATCGACATCTATTTTGAAACCGATCAAAGAACTCGCCTCCAAATCGGTTTTTATAAAGACGATATGACTGATCCGTATGTGGTTCGGGACTTTGACCTTTTACCCAACCTGAATTTCGTTGAAAACATTCAAAACGTTTCTTTGACAAATCCATGCAATATCAATTGCGCAAATAGCGGACTTATTACGGGACAAACAGTGTTTATTTACGGTGTAGACGGAACACTTCAGGTAAATGGCGGACCTTATACGATCACGGTTGTCGATGAAAATAATTTCACCTTAGACGGTATAGATGCAACAGCATTTAGCCCTTTTACCGGAGGTGGCGGCGTCTACCTAAGAGAATTCTATAAAACAAAAGTTTGGAAAAGGCTATTTGCTGGCGGTATTGGATACGAACACAGAATCAGAATTTCATCAAGTGGCATAGATACCCCATTTAGAATCCATTCATTTAAGCCATATTTTAAACCACGTGGAAAGAGGACTATTGGAGAATGACGCTTCCAACCAATAACGTTTATCCTCTAGTCACGACTTTTAGAAGCGTAGATGACATTAATAAATATCTTCGAGATCTAGTTTTTGCTCTCGAAGATAGAGACGTTCAGCTAGCAGATGCGACAAACGGAGATATCCGAGGAAGCGCATTTCAGCAGAGAGAAAAGTGGACTCCCATATTAAAAGGGGTTACCACAGCAGGAACATTTACCTACACCCACCAAGTGGGATGGGTATTTAGACAAGGGCTCATTGTTGACGTATGGTTTGACATTTTGTGGACCGCACAAGCAGGAGCAGCAGGAAATCTATACGTAGAACTTCCATATAAAGTCGCGTTAAGCGATGGAAAACCTTTCGTAGGACCCCTGCAAACAGCGACGATAGCGTATGGAGCTGGGCAAACTGTCTTAACGATCAATGCAATTCCTTCAACATTTAGAGGGGAAATTTGGTCGTCTGGATCAGCAGCAGCCACAGCGAACATTGCAGTCGCGGCAGCAGGGCAACTGATAGGACATGTGAGATACATAGGAGTTGCAGATGAGCGATGAAAAAGACATTAAGGACTTGAGATGGATAAGAATTTTTACACCTATTCATATCCCAAAGTACCTGATTGAACAAATAAAAGACCGCGATTGGAAAGTGGATGATTATATTCGCTACCACGAGCTTAACTGTGTTACCGAGAAGGAAGGTCAGCAGACTTTAAACCCCTTTTCTCACCTGTATGTCTTGGTAAACGAGCAGAACATAACAAAGGGCTTCTTGTGGTTTACAGTTGAGCCTTTGACAAAAGATATTTGCATCCAGAATTACTCAATAGACAAAGAATATTGGGGAAAAGGGAGAGCGGTAGAAAAGCTGGCTGAACACATAAAATTTATTAAGAAAAAAGGCAATCTTAATAAAGTTTATTGGATAACAAATTATCCAAAACATAGCCAGAAATATGGTTTTAAACAATCCAAAAGCGTATTAATGGAATATACGGAGGAACAAGATGGGCAAAACATTCACGGGGGGAGCAACACACGAAAAGAACATCAACATGTTGACCCCAGAACAAACCCAATTTCTGAGCAGTGTGCTCGGGGGAGTGGGGGGACAAGCGGGGCAAGCATACCAGCAGTTCTTGCAGCCGTATAGTCCTGAACAGTATCAAGATGTTTTTAATAAAGCTGTTGTTGATCCAACGATGAAACAGTACAACCAACAAGTTGTACCATCCATCCAACAGAGATTCGTAGATGCTAACGCCGGAGCTTCCTCCGCATTGAATCAGGCACTCGGTAAGAGTGCTGAAGATTTAGGAACAATGCTAGGTAGTCAGTATTTGAATTTCTTTAATCAACAGCAAGCAAACACTCTCTCTGCATTAAGCGGTCTTGGGGGATTAGCAGGTCAGCAAACATTTACACCGCTTGTAAGTCAGAACCAAGGAATTCTTGGACCTCTTATTCAAGCAGGCGGACAAATCGGAGCTGCTGCCGCAATGTCTTCTGAGAAAGTTAAAGAAAATGTCAGACCTTATGAAAAGGGACTCGATGTAATTAAAGATCTTGAGGTTAAGATTTATGATTATATCTCTGAAGTAGGCGGAGCAAAAGACAAAGTGGGAGTGATAGCAGAAAAAGTGCCTAAGGAAATCCAAGGTGAAATCCAAGGTATTAAAGCTGTCGATCTTTACGGTCTTGTTGGTTTGCTTATCAATTCCGTCAAGGAGTTGAACGAAAGAATCGTACAACTTGAGGAGGCAATTTAATGCCAGCACCCATTGTTTATCAAAAAGATGCCGCACTTGTTGAAGGTATCCGAGGCGCCGGATCAGCGTTTGCACAAGCTCTTGCTCAAAGAAATTTGGAGCAAAAAGAGCTACAAAAGCAAGAAAAAGAGCGTGATCGCTATAAGCAATCGGGTGGAGTTCTAAACGAGATTTTATCGGCACTTCCTCAAGATGCAACACCGGAGCAATATCAAAATGCTCTAACGTTAGCTATCCAAAAGGGAGTACCGCTGGAGTTAGTAAAACAGGCATCCGATTTATATAAGCCCATTTTGCAAGAAAGAGCTAAACAAGCCGGAGCGCAAAATTTCTTCAGTAGTATTTTTGGCAATCAAGCAGGTGGTGTGCCAAGTATGTCACCAATGACAGCACCTCCTATGGGACAAACAAGTTTGCCAATAGATCAAGGCTCTCCAGCTTATGAGCTTCCTAATGCTCAAATCGCACCGCCTATGATTCCGGGAGTTGAAACACAGCCGCAACCACAAACTCAGCCAAGAGGCTTTGATATCACCACGACTTCAATGGATAACCTAATGAAGTTGATGGCTAGCCCATACAAGCAACATCAAAATCTGGCTGAAGCAGAGATCCGAAGACGTGAAATAGAAGACAAAAAATTCATTGAGGAAAGGAAGTATCATACTAAAGGAGCCGAGTCCGCTCAACAAGATGCGAATACTTTGAGAAAATCTATTCGTGGAAAAGAAGGAGCGCTTCAATTAGCCCGCCAAGCGATCGAAACAGGTGAGACGGGTCCGCTTTCTTGGGCAAATATTTCACAGAGATTAGGTTATCCTGAGTTGATGAATCAGGCAGGCACCGAGCTTACTCAAGCAGGAAAAGAATTCTTCTTCGGTAACATGCAAAAAGTCTCTGCTAAAGCGCAGAACCAATGGCTTGAGCAAAGAATCACTAAATTGGCTGCTGAAGTTGGAGACCCAAGAATTTCAGCCCTTACAAAGCAAACAATGCTTGAGGGAGAACTTGATCTCGATAAGGCATACTTAGATGCTTATGATCGTCTTGCAAAAGAAGACATGCAGAAATACAAGTACGTGAAAAACGATATCGAAGAAAGAGCCTACAACGAGTCGCAAGCACAAGCGGAAAAAATACTTGAGAAGGTTGCCTTCCGAACACGTTCCCTTTATGAAGAAGAGAAGGGAGCAGACTGGCTCCTGAAAAATGCCTTGAAAAAAGTTCCTAAAGGAACGGTTTTAACTCCTAAAATGGCAAAAGTTCTCGCTTCAAAATATGAAGGCGACTTCAAAAAAGCAGTGGAAAACGCTAAAAAGTTGGGATACACAATCCCAAGCAGAAGTGAGGTGGAAGAATGGCAGTAAATAAATATGCTCCCACAGAAGAAGAACTTGATTTCATGGAGTATTCTGTTAAAGAAGCTCCTAAAGAGAAAACTGTGCCATGGTACAAGTCATATCCATCAGCTGCCGCACAAGCTGTACTTGAAGGAGTCATAAGCGTTGGCGAAATGATGGGTCCAACAGGAACACCAATGGAACGCCAGCAAGCTAGAGAAAGCAGACAAAAGCTTTATGAAGAATACTTACCTACTGGAGATAGTTATGGTCCAAATGCCATAAAAAGAGGTGGTAAAACAGCTGTAGAATCTTTGGCATTTCCGGGAGCTGGTTTAGCAACCGCAGGTCGTGCTTTATTAGGTGGTGCACTCGCTGAAGGAGCTAAGGAATTAGGAGCTCCTGAAATTGTCCAAACTGGAATTGAGATTGGAACTCAGTTAACTCCTAATTTATCTAAGAAAATCCCCAACAAACTTCCGACTCAAGCTGCTGCAAAAGAAAGACAGCTAATGGAAGAAGCCAGACGTTTAGGTCTAACTGAAGAAGAGCTAGCGCTTACCTTAAATCAAAGAGGACCAGCAAAGGACTTTTTAGTTGATATCTCCGCTAAAGGTGGTCGTGTTAAGGAGAGATTTGATAACACACGCCAAGCATTGGGAAGAGTTTGGGAAAATCTTCGTGGATCTCCTGATGCCCAAAAAACTCTCACTGGGCAGCAATCTTCTCAGCTGATCAATGGCATGTCAAAGAAACTTGCAAATCTACCAGCAGAACAGAGAACCAGAATACTCCAAGACTACAACGATTTTCTCGGTTCACAGATGAGAGGTGAAGATGTCATCGACTTTTGGCAGAAGATGAATTACTACATCAATAAAGGCGAAGGAAAGCTTGGCACATTGAAAGAAGATTTACAATCAGCGTTAATGCAGATCTCCCCAGAACTAGGAAAAGATTTCAAAATCACAAATGAGCTCTATGGAAACTTCCATAAATTAGCTGAAAGAATGGGACCAAATATTGCAGAAAGCTTGATTCATGCTGGTGAGCAAGGAATCGTAGTTTCGGCGATTACCTCTGGAAATTATCCTCTTTTACAAAAGGTATTAGGTCCTCTGGCAGCAAGGCAACTTGCAACAGAGATGACGACGAATCCTAGAATGATGAATCTTTCTAGCCGATTTATCAACTCTCTTGAGAGGGGATTACCAGTGGTTGCAAAAAAAGTGTATGAACAAATGCTCATTGAAGTTGGCAAAACAAATGCCGAAGCTGCAATGAAGATGTCAAATTTGGATTTAGACAATCTGTTTGAGGCATTAGATCAAGAAAATCAAGATTAACAATAGGAGGAAACTATGGCAAATTTTAACCCACTTGGCTACACGGGAAAGGTCCCAGCTAGCTTAACACGTCTTGGCGTGTGTCAATTCAATCCAGTCGATTTTTCAGTTAGCGAAGACGGTGTCGTTTCGCTTGGCGGAACAGGAGCAGTACAAACAATTAACTCGCTTCTTCCAACAGCTGGAAACATTGTGATTGCAGGTACAGCATTACAAATTACGGTATCAAATGCCGGTTCGACGGTAACGTTATCTCTACCAGCAGCTATAACAACTCCCGGATCGTTGACAACTACATCAACTCTCGGAGCTGGAACATCTTTATCAGCTGGTACGACAATTACCGCAGGTACAGGAATAACCTCTATTACAGGAAACATTGTTGCAACTGCTGGAAACGTCACAGCTGGCGCAGCAATGTCGGCTACAACTACTGTAACTGCCGGAACAGATTTAGTCTCGACAGCAGGTAACGTTTTAATCCAAGGGGCTGCTAAGCAATTACGCGTAGAAGGCGGCGCCGTCACTGACTTTATCGGACAAGCAACGCTAGTAGCTGGAACAGCAACTATTGCAAATACGAATATTGCCGCTGGGGACAGAGTTTTTGTATCCAGAAGCGATGTAAACGGTTCAACCGCTCTTGGTGTATTTGATATCTCAATTACTCCAGCAACATCGTTTACAATCGATGCAAGAAACCCAACTGATGCAACAGTTCAAACAAATGATGTGTCTATCGTTGATTACTTCATCGTGCGTCAACTTTAATAGGGGGCTGTCATGGCGGAATTTTTAGGATTTGAGCTAAAAGAATTTGATACGGCGACATTGACTGGATCATTCCAGAACTATGGATCAGCTTTGTCAAATGCTGGGCGATCAGCTGAATTTATTAACACTTCGACTGTCGATGTGTATATCACCGTGGACGGAACGAACAATGCCTTAAGAGTTCCAGCAGGTAAATCAGTTTCAGTTCCATCTTATCCTCAACATAATTCTTTAAACGAAGGAGCATTTGTCCTACGAAAAGGAGTTCAGTTGAAGGTAAAACAAGTAACTGCCGCTGCCGCTGGAGCTTTAATTGGGCATATATACACATGAGGTACTATGACAAATAGAGCAGTGCAAAATAGACCAATGAAATTTGGGGAGCGAGATAGACGAGAGTTTATCGTTCAAGATTCCGAAGTTTCAGTGATTGCCATTAACAACTCTAGTGGAAGTCCAGTCTTCTTAGGAAGAGCTAAGGTTGGCGTCCAAGAGAGTGAAGAAAAATGGCAAATTAGAAAGATTACCTATGATGACAATGAAGGCGTCACTCGAATCGAATGGGCTCAAAATGACGAGGGCAATGCTTCCTCTGAATACGAGTTTGCTTGGTCGTCTGTTTCTACATTGACTATCACTGGTATCACGCAAGCTAACCCAGCTGTTGTGACAGTTTCTTCCATCGGAGCCCTTCAAAATGGTGATCTCGTAGTCATTACCGGCGTTGCTGGAATGACAGAGGTGAATTTTGATGGACCGAATATCTATACGGTAGCTGGAATTGCAGGCGCAACATTTCAACTTCAGGGGATAGACTCTACTGCTTTTGGTGCTTATACATCAGGCGGAACAGTCGACCTTGGAGACTTTTTAACCTATACGTATTCGTGAGGATATAGATGCCATATAAACTAAACGCGATTACAGGGGAGTTGGATCTTGTTGATACTACGACAGCTCCAAACGTGCCAATGACATTTGACGCAGATGTTGGAACGGCAACTCCTGTACTAAATATTTTAAACGTTGTAGGAACAGCAACTCAAGGAATCTCTACGTCAGCAGCTGGAAACACTGTGACTTGGACGATTGCCGATGCGACTACCGGGCAAAAGGGCGTCTCGCGTTTAGCTACAAATGCTGAAAGTATTGCCTCTTCCCTAACAACCAACGTTGTCATCAATCCCGGATCATTGGGAGCAAAACTTGGGACAATGACTGCTAAAGCGATTCCATATGGTGCCGGCTCCTCCTCCGCCATCTCTTGGACAGCAGCTTTAACAGATGGTCAAATTGTAATCGGGTCAACAGCTGGTAACCCTGCCGCTGGCTCGATTACATCAACGGGAGGATCAATTGCTGTAACACTTGGATCGAATACCATTAACCTTGAAGCTGGTGCAGCCGTGCCGACATCATTTTCTACCGACTCTGGCTCAGCTGTCCCAGCTCTAGGCGTCCTTACAATTGCTGGCGGAACTGGCTTGAACACTGCGGGCGCTGCTTCCACGGTTACTGTTAATTTAGATGTTCCCGTCGTAGAGACAAATGGTGGAACTGGGCAAACAACTTATGCTCAGGGCGATCTTTTATACGCCTCAGCGGCTAACACCCTTTCGAAGTTGGCTAAAAATGCATCCGCTACACGTTATTTATCAAACACAGGACCAAGCAATGACCCAGCATGGGCACAGGTTGATTTAACCAATGGAGTCACAGGAAATCTACCGGTGACAAACTTAAATTCTGGGACAAGTGCGGGAGCAACAACGTTTTGGAGAGGTGACGGGACTTGGGCAACTCCTTCAGGAACTGGAGTGACTAGTGTCTCTGGAGCTCTTAACCGGATTACATCGACAGGGGGTACAACTCCTATAATAGATATCGATGCTAACTATGTAGGGCAAGCATCAATTACCACCCTTGGAACAATTGGTACTGGAGTATGGCAAGGAACTGCCGTTGGTTCAATCTATGGTGGTACTGGTCAAACTACGTATGCAACAGGAGATATCCTTTACGCATCCGCAGCAAATACATTATCTAAGTTAGCAGCCACAACGAATGGATTTGTTTTAACTTTAGCAGCTGGTGTTCCTGCTTGGTCAGCAAACGGAACAGGCGATGTTACTGGTCCGGGCTCTTCAACAGACAATGCATTAGCAAGATTTGATGGAACTACAGGAAAAATAATTCAAAACGGTGTGATTACCGAAGATGATACGGGAAATTTATCGCAAAGTACTGCGGTTTCTGGAGCATCTCTTTCGATTACAACAGCTAATACCAGCAATACAGCATCAGCAACAGCATTCCATAGAGTACAGGTTGCAGGGTCTACCGCAAGTGATGCGTATTATCAAGCCGACATTTCAGGTGGGCAGAACTGGACTTGGGGTTTAGACAATAGCGATTCAGATGCTTGGGTGCTTTCGGCTTCAGGAACTCCGGGTACTACAAATGTAATGAGAGTGGCTACTACTGGAGAAATTAATTTTCCTCTTCAATCGGCATTTTTAGCTTTCAATTCCTCTACTGACTCTAACGTAACAGGAGATGGAACTATTTATACTGTTATCTTCGATAGCGAAGTGTTTGATCAAAACGGGGATTATAATAATGCAACAGGAACTTATACAGCACCCATAACAGGAAGAGTTACTCTCAATACACAAATTCTTGTTCTTGGTGCGACGGCAATGACAAATTTTGACCTAAGAATTGTAACTTCAAACAGAACATATAGAACAAGATATAATTTCGCAGCCGCAGCAGTATTAACTTCGTGGTCACCAGTTTTATCTATTTTAGCTGATATGGATGCTGGTGATACTGCTACCGTAAGTGTTGCTATTATCGATACAGGCGGTAAAGTGGATGATGTATATGGAGAGGCAACAGATGCTTGGACCGTTTTTAGTGGAAATATTGAATGTTAAGGAGTAAATATGTTTGTAAAACTAGATGAAGAAGTTATTTTTGAAATTGATGATGTGATGATTAAGCTTTTATCACACGATTTAATCGACCCTATTGAAGAGATCAAGAGGAGATTACGTTACATCATAGAACATAAATGCGATCAAACATTTATGCGCATGGAAAAGGAATATAAACAGACTTTGTCTGAAGATCAAAATATTTCTTTTTTTCCAAAAAATAGACGTGAAATGGCTGAGTTGATCTTCCAACATCCATCTTATAAAAATCGTAAGCAACGTGAGGAAGAGGCATTGCTTAATGCAATCAAGGAGTAAAAATGGGAACATTCGGACTACCGAATAGCATACCAAATAAGTATGCCGGACCTCCAGTTAACCTTGTACCAATCAGATCGATTACACATCGTCCAACGACGACAGACAAAAAATTTCCAGTTGGTCAATTTGTCATATTGAGTGAAAACCCAAGCACTGGTGTAGCTGGAGAGCTTTGGTATTTAGCAAACTTTTCAGCTGGAGTACCTCAATGGAAGCAGATAGCTATAGGAGCAGGATCGCCCGGCATTGATGCTATTTTAACGGATGATGGAGCGCCAGCGATAGTGCCCGATGGGAGTGGTAATGTAAGCTTACTTGGAGGGACTGGAATTAACATCATTGGACAGGGTCCGGGATCTACCGCAACTGTCGCAGTCGATACAAGCGTAATTACGACCTCATATGCGGCAAACGTAGGCACGGCGACTCCTACCCTTGGTATCCTCCAGATCGTCGGTTCTAGCCCTGTTTCTACAAGCGCTGCCGGAAATGCTGTTACAATTAGTGTATCTCAAGCAAGCACTTCGGCAGTTGGGGTCGTCGAATTGGCAACTTCAGCGGAAACAATTGCCGGATCGGATACGGCTCGAGCTGTTGTACCATCAGGACTAACAGCAAAATTAGGCACTCAAACTTCAGGTGGAGTCGCTTATGGGACAGGAACAAGTACAGCGATTGGCTGGACTGCTGCTGGGACTGCTAACGCAGTCCTTATTGGCGGAGCTACCCCAACTTTTAGCACAACTGCTACCATCTACGTCACTGGAATTAGTTTTGATACTGGCTCAAACGTCCTTGGACGCTATATCAATACCACAGCCTTTACGCCTGTTGTATATGGATCCACAGGGGCAGGAACAGCCACTTATCAAGAGCAGTCTGGCAGATATTCTGTTGTCGGCAATAACGTCTTTGTGAACATAAACTTGCGCTGGACCGGTCATACGGGGACAGGCGATATGATGATCAGTGGACTGCCATTCATCTTCGCAGCCGCACAAAGCTTTTATCCTATGGTATGTATGACACAAAATATTACCGTTCCAGCTGGTACCATGTGGGTAGTTGGAGATGGAATCAACGCAACAACAACGATGGAAATAACGTCATCCATTGATGCCGCATCATTTTCTAACGTGCAGATGAGCGCAGCAGGTAGTTTACATATAAACGGATGGTATCCAACAGATCCATAAGGAATGATATGAAAGAGGTTTGGAGTGAAATATTTTCGGGCATGGGCAAGCGAATGGCGATTGTAATAATCGTCATTCTATCTCTAGCTATATTGATAGCTAGCTTTTATAACTGGTATCCTCATGACAATGTCATAGAGGAATTAGTCGAAGACTCTATAAAAGACGAATCTGGTCTCCATGTAGATCTTTCGCCTATCTCACCAGAGAGCTGACTAAGGGATATAGTGAAGCGGAACGCCTTCCTCGAAGATCTTCTCAATGTCTTCTGAGGTAAAGGTAAACCATCCAGTTCCACTTGCCACTTTATCGTAATGCTCTTCTTCTCTATAATGCGACACATATATTGTCTGCCTTTGATCACGCGGTAATCCCGGAATGATATCGACCCACATGAAGAGTTCGTTATTTTCCGGAACTTCATTCACTGAATGATATTCTAATGCGAAAACGTTGGTTCCAAACAGAAGCAACGTAATAGCTATTATCAGACGTTCCATTTTACACTCCAATGTATTGACTTAACGATTCGTTTGTGGCATAGCTTCTAATAAAAGGAGACACACATGAAAGCCTATATTCCTGCCTTATGTCTATTATTATTAACGTCATGTACATACTCCATTACCATGGTCCACACAGATGGCACCGCTACAGATGTAGTTGACACCAACCAAACACCAAAAACCGACGTATCACCAGAAATTACGGTCCCAGCTTCCATAGTCCCGTAATAAGGAGGTGCTTATGGGCATCCCTGCAATAGGCACATCGATAACAGTCAATTCCGATTGTTCTCAATGTTGTCCACGTCGTTTGAGAATTTTTTGTTGCTGTTGTTCAGTCGATGAAGACCAACAAGAGCAAATACAAAAAGTATCTCAGCAAAAAATTGAGGAAGTTAAAACCTCAATCTCTGTCAAACCCCATCATCGTCACCACAAGGTGAAGAAGAAGGGCTAATCTCTAAGAAGTGGAAGAGCTGTATAAGCATCTCGTTCACTTCTTTTATATCTTCAGCCAAAGCCTTTACCATGCCAGAATTAATCCGTTGAACGCCTTCCTTCACTCTTTCGGATTGTGCCGGACTATAATACTGCTTTCCACCAAAGGTATTTATTTCTTTCATCACAGAACCGTAAGGCTTATCAAGACTACGAGCTATTTCAGAGATTTTTTCTCCTTTATTTAGCTGTTCTTTGATACTTAGTTTATCCTCTTCCGAGAAAACTATGCGTTTACGGGACCGCGGCTGTTTCTTCATAATCATTTACCAATTTTATACCAATTATTACCAAATTGGTATTTAGTCGGCTGCCAAATAATCCTGCCAATGCTTGAACAGATCGTTTGCCAACCGATATTCTGGTGAGTTTTCCTTTAATGATTCTTTCTTATCATAAAAGGCTTCTACCGCCTCACCAAAATGTTCAATAGCATTCTCAAGGATCAGTCTTTGGTACTCTATTTCTTTCCTCAATAGCGCACAATCTGCCATGAAAATCTCTCATTTCCTTGTAAATTTCTTCTTTCCATCCACGGATTTCAGACTCAAAAGACTTGATGTCTGATCTCATCCAAGAGACTAAAGCAATATTTGCCGCGATAATAGTTACGATAGTTCCTATCGCTGTAATGATCATTGTTAGGTCCATGTTACACCTGTTCCTTATCTAGTTCTTGTAAAGTTCGAATCACGTGGCGAGGCACTACATCGCAACGCGCTATCAGCTCCTTAATAATCCAATTATAGTCTACGCGAATAGATATCGGTTCCCCAACCTTTATCCCTGCGCTTGCTGTAATTGTATTACAGGAAGGTCGTACGCCTTCGCAATCCCCATTGCTTGTCGTATCGATTCCAGTTCCTGTTTCAGGGCGTCCATTTCCTTCTTCATCAAGTCGTATCTCTGAAAGATTCCCTTCCGAAGGTTGTTTTGCTTCTCCTTCAGACTGTTCACTTCCTGCCAAACTAGATTGTCTCTCGAGATCTGATCGTCCCATAATGTCAATTGCTGCATACTCATGCATTACCTCTAACTTAGGGTAACCAAAATCTCTAGGTTCGGTTAGTTGCCTGAGATGTCCGCAACATGGGCATATCCCATTATGCCAAGTTGCTATGTGACCTGCTGGCATTTTACCTCCAGCAGATTCCGCACAAAACGAGCAAACAAATGTTGGATAATCACTCATCTAGTACCTCAATAAAAGGCAGATTGCTAATATTGCCAATAGCGGAAACATTATAATCATTGTGATATCCTCCAGCTCTCTACAGGTTCTTTGCGGTACACCTCCAAATCAACACCGATTAACTCGGGTACCTTTTTATAATCAACAGCGCCTTTACGCACGATCTTTGTGAGCGTAATGCCATTCCCCCTAGCATTCTGCCCATTCGCTCGCGCTATTAAAGCTGCACGATATTCTTTTTCTTTCTTCTCGAGTAATGCGAGCTGCTTGGTCAGATTTCCCCATTCTGCCGCAAGCCGCGCGAAGTTCTCGTCCTCAATCTTAACAAAATCACGTTCACCAAGATCGGGGGCATCAAGATTAAGAACCTTATTCCAGAAGCTCTCTTCTTCTTTATAAAGGCTCTCAATATATGTGTGGTCGCGTTCAACCTCCACGACTACACCGTCTCCATCTCGATACGAAAAATAGTGTAGCATATTAATACCTAAACATGCAAGCTGATGTTGCACTTGGGGATAATATTTTTCTGGAATCTTCCCATCCTTGGCGATACGATGGTCTTCTGAGTTAGAATTTTTAATCTCTACTGCAATTGACCGATCAAAGCTAAGTCCATCTAAGCTAGCCATCATAAATTTCTTGGTCGGATGAAATATCACCTCGGGGCAGACTAGATTGCCCGTGTATTTTTCATATGCTTGGCGAGCTGGCTCTTCCATTTGCTTGCCGTATCTCATCGCCTGAGTTTCAGTCTGGCTTTCGCCGAGACCGAGTTTCTCTTGCCACAACTGATAAGGTGTTCTCCAAGGAGAAACACCCATGATGATTGGAGCATCTGACGCCCCAATGTGATTTTTTCTAAGGTCGAGCCATTCTTTTGTATTCTGTTCCATTATTTACCTCCCATTTGTGAAACTTCACCGTATGCGCTGAGTTCTTCGACGTAAAGATTGCGTTTTTCTTCTCTGTCTTTTTGGTTTTTCAATGCACGAATACGAACTTTTTCGTAGATCTCGCGTGGCATTTCATTGAACGTGTTGAACCCACAGTTTTTGACTAAGAATTTAAGAACGCTTTGTCTGTATTCTTCATCATCGCCGATGATTTCATCGAGTTCTTGAGCCTCAGAGGGTAAAATTCCGGGCTTTACTTCAGGAGCTGGCTCAACATATGCAGGCTCAGCAGTCGATCGAATGTTTGGGTCGAGGGATATTTCACCCTCAACGTATACATTGCCGATAATGTCCGGGAAAAGCTGTCTTGCTAGACGACTCAACGCCCGAGCAAAAAGCATGTCCCGAGTAAAGTTTTTCCACACTGGACTATTTGTCAGTCCAGCGCGTTTTGCATCTTCAAGGCTGAAAGATTCAGTCCAAGTGTCTCCGTTGTCGGCTCTTTTACCGTGTAGAATGCAGATAGTATCGTCGC